TAAATTAGATATAGTATCTTTTATTACATATATAGGAAATACAGTTGTTAAAAATAAAAAAAGTTTAAATAATTTCTTGATGATATTAAATGTATATGATTTAATAAGAAATTACGCCAGCGTAGAAAAAGATGAATTCAGAGAAGATTTGATAGAAAATCAAATATTATTAAAAAGTATAAATTCATTATCTGAATTAAATAATGTAAAAATACAACATTTAATAGATACTGATGAAGTTATACTTCCAAATGAAATTATAGAAGATTTTAATAAAATAATTTCTTTACTAAAAAGTTCATTGAAGAAACATTTAATATATTTATTTGATTTTGTAAATGATAATCAATTATTTAAAGAATTAAAAAGTACAATAATTGAGAATGGACAAAAAGTAGTTGAAGAAAATAAAAATTATAATCTTGAACCTATAAAAGAAGATTATGCTTTTTATATAGCAGTCAAATCTAGATTACTTGGTTTAAATTTTGACTTAGATGAATATATAACAGAAGCTAATAACGATAAAATAGAAGAAGTTAAAAAGGATTTAAAAACTTTTAAAAGTAATAATACTAAAATTACAAACTTATTAAAAAGATATGAAAAATTATTATTAGAAGGAGAATGATTTTCTCCTTCTTTTAAGTATGGAGGGAAAATGAACGATATTAATAATATAACAAAACATGCAGCATTTAGATATATGCAAAGAGTAAAAAAAGATAATGAAATTTTAACTGAAGCTCAATTTAATAATTTTGTTAAATTAAATCCAGAAAAGTTTGAAGAAATAAAAAAAATGATGTTTGAAGAAATAGATCAATTAAAATTAGATTTTCTTGGAGAATATAAAATTAGGAATAATGAAAAATCAAATGTTTATTTGGATCAAGAAAAAAGAATAATATATATAGTAAAAGATAAAAATTTAGTAACTTGTTATAAATTAAATTTTGTTAATTGTGAAGAAAGTAATGAACAAATATTTAAAGCTTTTATGAAGGATATATTTATCAACAAAAACAAAAAAAATAATTTAATAACAACAATAGAACAAGAAAATATAAAAAATAATAATTCAATAACTGAAATTGAATTAAAATTAAAAAAATTAAAACAAGAAATGAATAAATTAGAAGAAGAAAAAAAAGAACTTTTAAATAGTGTTTCTAATAAAAAAACAGAATTAGAAATAATAGATGAAGAAATAAAATTATCTATTCAAAAAATGCTTAACATATAATAGGAGAAAGAAATGGAAAAATTATACGAAATCGTAAAAATTTTAAATGATTTGTTTATTGAGATGAAACAAAATGAATTAGTAAAAGGAATTTCTAAATATAAAGAAGAACAAATTGAAGTTTATTTTGAAAATATAAGAAATAAAATAAAAAGTTTTTCAAAAAAAGAATTTGAAAATATATATACTAATTTTAATAATTATGAAAAAGAACTTAAAAAGAAGTATCAAGTTTCAAATTTTTCGTTTGTATTTATAAGAGATTTGTTAGAATTAACTAATTTGAGAGAAAATACTAATTTTATAGAAAAAAAATATAATTTTTTAAATAATGAAGAAGCGTTAGAGTTTATAAAAAAAGAATTAAGTTTGGAAGAATATGAAATAAATGAAGCAAAAGAAGAAATGAATAAATTTAATTTTAAATTATGTCACGAAGGATATTCACTTAATAAAAAATCATTTAATTTAGGTTTTTATTTAAGAAGTTTTGCAGAAAAGTTCACTAAATGGAGAATAGAAAAAAATAAAAAAATAAAAAAAATACTTTTTAAAGTTAATGAACCAATAAAAATAGATAATTATTTTATAGTTAAATATTTAATAATAGAATTAGAAGAAAAATAAAAATAATTTTAAAATAAGGAGATTTAATTGAAGATTAAAACAAAAATAGAAGTGGAAATAAATGAAAATAAATATACTATTGAAAATGATTTGTATAATTTAGGAAGTATATTAACAGTACTAAACGAATTTAATGATTTTTTTGATTATAAACCAAATAAAAAAACAATAAATACTTTATTTTTATTATTAGAAAAATTAAATAAAGAAAAAATTGATTATCACATTAAAAAATATTCAGAAGGACAAGTAGATGAAGATTTTGAAATAAAGTTAGATGAACCATATGATTTAACTGGAGAATATGATTTTTTAGAAGGTATAGCAGTAGAAGATGATGAAATAATTATATATGAATATTATAAAAAAATAGGTATAGTTAAATTTAATAAAGAATTATTAAAAACTAATAAATTTATTCCTCTTATTAAGAAACTTTATAAAAAACAAAAAAAAGAAAAGGAAAAAGAAGATGAAAATTAAAATATTTATGACTGGTTCTGATGGCAACTGCACTTGGTTATCTTATAAAGATACTAATATATTAATAGATTGCGGATTCAAAACTCAAAAATTAATGAAAGAAACATTAGAAGAATTACTTTCTAAAGTAAAAATAGACGGTATATTAATTACTCATGAACATAATGATCATTTTACTCCATGGACAGGAAGATTATCTATTGAATATGGAATACCTATTTATCTTCATAAAAAACATTATGAAACAGAAGAAACAAGAAAAACAAAATATCTTTCTTATGAAAATAAAAAAGAAGGAAAAATATATTACGCTCAAACAATAGATATAGAGAAAAATTCAGAATTTTATATTAAAGATTTAAAAATAGAAACTTTTACTTCTTATCATGATGCTAGAAAAACTCTTGGTTTTGTTTTTAATGATAATCAATTATGTTGGGTAACAGATTGTGGATTTTTATCAACATATATAAAGGATAAAATAAAACAATGTAATAATCTAGCTTTAGAATTTAATTATGATGTTAAAAAACTAATAGATTCAGATAGGCATTGGAAAAATAAATTAAGAACTCTTGGAAAATTTGGACATTTAAATATAGATGAAGCTTTAAAATTTTTAAAAAATATAAAATATGAAAAACAATTTAAAAAATTAATAACACTTCATAGTTCAGAAAAACATTGTGATTTAAATGGATTAGAAAATAGAATGAAAGAAATAAATCCTAATGTAGTTGATATATATATTTCTAATAGATTTAATAATGAGATAATAGAAATAGAAGATTTATAATGAAATTTTTAATTTAAAAGGAAAATTTATGATTTATGATCAAATTATAGAAAAAATAAGAAATCTAAAAAAAGAATATAAAATATGGAAAAAAGAAAATATATTAATTGAAAAAGAAGAAAAAATTATAGAAAATTTTATTTTTTTAGGTAGAAATAAAAAAAGATTTTTCTATATAAAAAAAGAAAATTTTAAAATATATCACTTTAATAACGAAACCTTTAATTTATTTATATATTTTTTAAGTTTAATAAAAGAAATTAAAATAAAAAATACTTTAAGTGGTATCATATATATATCTTTTAATGATATAGATGAATTTAAATATATATATTTAAATATTTTAAATAATAAATTTTTTTTAAGACCAACAAATATTTTTAATTATAATTTTTTTAACAAAAAAGATACTAATTATTTTTTTAAATTACTTTATGAAAAAAACACAGAAATTACTAAAGTATCAAAGTTTCATAAAAATAATATATTTTTCATTCATAATACAAAAACAAATGAAAAATTTTTTATAAATAAAAAATTAGAAAAAGTGAGAAAATATGATTATATAAAAGATCATTTTGAAATTGATACTCAGATATTATTTAAAAATAAAAATTTATTAATTATAAAAAATAAAACAAAATTTATAATATATAATTATAAAAAGAAAAAAACTGAAGTTGTATTAACTGAGCATGGATTCTTCTCAAAAAATAATTATTATTTAAATCTTTCTGATGAATTTTTTATTGATTTTAAAACAGAAGAAATAAATCAAATAAATTATATTAAAACTTTTTTACAACATTGGATTGATATAAAAAAAGGATATAATTTATTTAAATTAAATGAATATGATTTTTATATTTTTTACTCAAAATATAATTTAACAATACCATATGAAAATATAAAATTAAATCATGTAATAAATAATAGAATACTCATATTAAATACATTAAAAATAGAAAATATAAAATTAAGAATGATAATTGAAAATAATAATTTTTATTTAGTAAATGAAGAACATAGTTTATTTGGAAAATATGTAAACTTTAAAAATATTGAAAAAAATATAAATAAATACAAAAAAGAACTTTCAAAAGAACATAATAAAAATGTTCTTTTTTTAATATTTAAAGGAGAATAATATGGAAATAAAAATAAATAAAATAAAAATACAAGAATATAGAGAAGAAAATATAAATAAAACATTTGATAATTTTAGTGAATTAAAAAAATTTATAGAAAGTTTAGAAACAGCTGGACTATGTAAAATAGAAACTAATGACGATGAGCTTGTTTTAACTTTGCAAACCGAAAATGAATTGAAGAATAGTTTATTAAGAAATAATGAAATGATAGATAAATTAGAATTTAATATTAAAAAACTTTCAAAAGAATTAAAAGTAGACCCAGATTTTATTTTAGATGAATTAAATAATAGAATGTAATAATTAAAAATAAGGAGTTGATTAATATGAATGTATTTAAATTAAATGCTTGGTTATCTGTTATTTTAAAAGCAAAAAGGATAATCAAAGATTTAAAAAAAGAAAATAAAAAGCAGAAAGATAAATAATTAAAATATTAAAATTCAAAAGTTGGTGTTGTATATATGTTAGTATTACATAAAGATATAAAAATAATTATAAAAAATGATAAAAAATTAGTAGAAATAAGAACCAAAGATTTAAAAAAACAAGAATATCTAAAAAATACAATAGAACAATTAGAAAAAAGATTTCCTAATTTTTCATTTTATGTAACTTTAGATTCAAAAATTCAAATAAATAATGTTGAAACTACAGATTTAACAAATTTATCTAATCATATAAAACAAAATATAAAAACAGTATTTCAATTAAAGGAATTTGAATCTAAAAAAACAAGAAATGGAAAATATAAAAATTCATTTTTGTTTGAGATTCCAGATAAACAAAAAACATTAAAAGGAATTATGTTTACAGAAGCTCCTATGTTCTTTAAAACTGAATTATATTATTTAGTAACTGGAAGGATAGAATTGGGAAATTCAGCTTATATTAGCAAAAGTGAAAAAAAACTAGGAAAAGAAATTGATTATCAACTAATAATTAATGAAATATCTGAAATAGAAGTAGAACAAGAAAAAGAACATTATGATACTTCAAGAGCAGAACTTCATTGTCATACTATGTATTCTAAAAATGATGCTTTAAGTTCTCCAGAAGATTATTTAAAAGCTTTTAATTCAAATAAATGCCATGCTATGGCAATAACTGATCATGGTTCAGTATTTGGATTTATTCCTTTTGTAAATCAATTAAAAGGAAAAACTGATAAAAAATTAATTCTTGGAACTGAAATGTATACTGTTTCTTTAAATGAATATAATGAAACTGTTAAACAAAAAATAAATGAATTAAGCCAAAATAATGTTTCAAATGAAATAGATAAAATAAACTTTGATATAGAAGAACAAGAAAACAATTTAAAAGAACTCAGAAAAGAAAGAGATGAATTTAAAAGATATTCTTCAAGAAAAACAATTTCAGAAGAAGAAAAATTTGAAGCTTTAGAAAAATATAACGAGAAAGTTCTAGAAATAAAAAACTGTAATGAAAATATAAAAGAATTAAAAGAAAATATAAAAAATATAAAATCACAATCTTTATTAAAAATAAAAGAAAAAGAACAGTTAGAGAACAACATAAATTCTACTAATAATATAGATAGAGATCATTTAATTTTATTATTAAAAACTCCAGATGAAGAAATTGATTATCATGGAGAAAAATTAAAAATAAATAAAGGTTTAGTGGAATTATATAAAATAATTACAAAATCATATACTGATTACTTTTCTACTCCAACTGAAGCTGATAAAAAAATGTATGGTAAAAGACCTGTTATTCCTTATGAATATTTATTTCAACCAGAAATAAGAAAGCGTTTTATAATTACTTCAGCTTGTGCTTTTGGTAAACATATGAAATTGATAGTTGAAGGAAAAGAAAAAGAATTTAGAGAATGGGTACATAATTTAGATGCTGTAGAAATACACCCTTCTTGGAACAATATATTTATGGTTGAACATAAAGATTTTAAAAATATAAAAACAGAAGAAGATGTTTATGCTTTACATAGAAAAATTTATAAAATATGTAAAGAAGAAAATGTTCCTTGTATTATAGTGTCAGATGCTCATATTACTTCTAAAGAAGATAGGGTTTTGCGTTCTAATTTTAAAAATGGATATATTCATTTAATATTAAATAATTTTTCAAAAGGTGATGAACAAAGAACATCTACTGATGAAGATTTCAATATAGAAACTCAACCTTATGTAATGTCTTATGATGATGTGATAAAAGATTATACTAAACAAGGTTTTACTTTAGAAGAAATAGAAGAAATGAATAATAATACAAATAAATTAGCTGAACAATGTATAAATGGGCTTGATATAACTATTTTACCAAATAAATTATTTCTTCCAGAATTTCCTAATATGAATTCTAAAGAAGAGATGCCTAAAATGGTATGGGAAGAAGCAATAAAAAAATACAGTAAAGATAGAACTAAAGAAACAATAGACAAAAAAATAAAAGAAAGAATTGAATATGAATTAGAACTTACAAGAGAATCTGGTTTTGAAACTCTCTATATGTTAGCTTATAAATCTTGTAGAGATTCAGAAGAATTAGGTTATATTGTTGGTTCAAGAGGTTCTGTTGGTAGTATGATTATAAGTAATTTACTTAAAATAAGTGAAGTGAATCCACTGGATAGTCATTATTATTGTGAACATTGTCATAACATAGAATGGTATGAAGAAGAAGGAAAAACAGGTTTGGATTTACCAGATAAGACATGTCCTATTTGTGGTAACATAATGAAAGGTGATGGAGTATCAATAGAATCTCATAACTTTGTTGGTTGGATTGAAAAAGATGAAAATGGAAAAATAATGAAAACAAAAATACCAGATATAGACTTGAACTTCTCTGAAAATGTACAGTCTAGCGTTCAACAAAGAGTAATAGATTTATTTGGAAAAGAAAATGCAATTAAATCTGGAACACAACAAATATACCAAGAAGATGCTTTGAAAAATGATATATTTAGAAATATACCTAACATACAAGAAAAAGTAAAAAATGAAGAATTTGATATAGATTTTTTTGCTAAAAATATACATACAATGAGAACTACAGGTTCGCACCCTAAAATTTGGGGAGTTTAGTAGGAATACTGAGCTAAAAAATAGAGATTTATATGCTGGGAATCCCTAAAGGCAATTCAACCTAAACAGTAATTGGAAACTTTAAGCTGAATGGTTATCAAAAGAAAGAAAAAATGAATTGTATGACATAAGGTGAAATAAAAACCTATAAAGGTCCTAAGTGTTATTAACAATGGGTAATCAGCAGAGAAACTATCTAAGTATTAAAAATATATGATAGACTCCCAACGAGTACCATATCTCCACAAAGAACTTGTGATGGTGTACTCTAGTCCCTGACTTAAAAGTCATAAATTAAAAATACTATGAAAGTAGGGGTAGTAACGGGCGGTATATTAGTAAAACCAAGCGATATACCTTTTGAATATGTAACTCCATTAGTGTATGTATCAGACGACGGAAAGAAAAAAGAATTATCAAGTTTTTGTGAATATCATGAGATTGATTTGGTCTCTTTTTATCTGTAAGGATAAAAAAAACAACTACGTGAACCTATAAAAATAGGGTGTATAACTTACATAAGTTTATGGAATAATAGGAAATGATTATTTGAAGTTATGCTAACAGGGAATAGCTTTGTAACCCTGTGGTAAGTATTCTGAAAATATTCAAAAATTGCAAAATAATTTAAATAATCATATATTAGAAAAAAATACTACGGAGGTTTCTAACATATGATAACTATTTATAAAATAACAAATAAAAAAAATAATAAAATTTACATTGGACAAACTAAAAACTTTAAAGAAAGAATTAGAGTTCATAAATATAGAGGAACAATTCCTAATAAAATTTGGCAAACTTCTCAATTTTATTTAGACATTAAAAAATATGGTTTTGAAAATTTTAACGTTGAAATAATAGAAGAAACAAATTCTCAAGAAAAAGCTAATTTTTTAGAAATAAAATATATAAACAAATACAACAGTATTGAACCTAATGGTTATAATGTTTTTAGTGGTGGTAAAAACAAAGGAACTAATTCAAGTTTAACTTTTAAAGAAAAAGTTTCTAAAAGCAGAAAATTATCAAATAAAATAAATAGAGTAAAAATTTATGAGTGTGATTATAATTTAGAAATTATAAAAATTTGGGAAAGTAAACAAAAACTTTTAAAAGAAAAAAATATTTTTATACCTCATAAATTTTCAAAAAATCAAAAATGGTTAAGACATAATGATAATTTTTATTTTAGAAATATAAAAGATATAGAAAATTTAAAACAAAAACAAATAGTTCTTTTTGATAAAAACGGAAAAGAACTATCTTTTAAATATACAACTATGGAATATGAAAGAGAAGGATTTTGTAACGTTGTTATAGGATTAATTCTAAAAGGAAAACAATTAACAATGAATAATGGTAAATTTTTTCTTTTTAGAAAAGATTCTACACAAACTGAAATTAATAAAAGAATTAATTATAAAAATCCAAAAAAAGTAAAAAAAATAATTTGCAATTTTGAAAATGGAGAAAAAATAATTTTTAATAACTCAACAGAGCTAGCAAACAAATTAAATTTAAATAGACAAATGGTTGCTAGATTTTGCAAAAGAAAAGAAAAATATAAAAATTATTTTTTTGAATATTTAGATGAATAAAACTCAACAGACTATCGAAAACTATAAAAAGCCGTTTTAAGGATTAAGAGTGATATACTTATTAACTTTTGAAAATAAGGTAATTTTTAATTACACGAAGTGAGTAGAGTACATTTTACGTGAAATTCGTAATTTGGAAGTGCGTAGTAAGCCATAATTATTATGGAACAGAAGATATAGTCGAATTAAAGCGAATCAGTATTAATAAAACTTGATATGTTAGGGCATTCAGATCCAACAATGTTGAAAGAATTGAAAGATTTTACTGGATTTGATTTTAAAAATATAAGATTTAATAATCCAGTTTTATATGATGGAATATTAAATAAAGAAGTAATAGGGTTAAAAGAAAAAGAAGATTTATATCCGTTTCCATCTAATACAATGGGTATTTCTGAAATGAACTCAGATTTTACAATGAAAACATTAAGTGAATTAAAACCTAAAAATATGTTTGACTTAATTGCTTTTAGTGGGTATTCACACGGAACCGCAGTTCTTGAATGTCAAATGCCATATATTAAACAAGGGTTTAAAACACAAGATTTAATACCATATAGAGATATAATCTTCAAACAATTAACTCAAAAATATGGTTTTGAACCTAAAGAAGCATTTACTATTTCAGAATCTGTAAGAAAAGGAAAAGGTATTGAAAAATGGAAACAAAAATTATTAAGTAATTGTCCAGAATGGTATGTTGAAATACTTAATACCATTAAGTATCTTTTCCCTCAGTCGCACGCAACAGCATATATTATCAATGCTTTAAGAATATTTTATTATAAAATTTATTATCCGCAAGCTTTTTATGCTTCAGCAATAAATAGATATGGTATAACAAATACTTCAAATAATACTTTTGATTATATAAAATTTTATAATGAAACAAATACATTAGAAGATTTATATAAATATCATTCTCATGCAAAACATCAAAGTGATAATGATGTAAAAGTAAAAAATAATATTCGTATAGCAAATTTAATATGGGAAATGAAATTAAGAGGATTTGAAATAGTAAAACCTAATTTTTCATCTAATTCAATTGCTTGTTCACCAGATAAAAAAGATAAAAATAAAATATTAATGCCTTTATCTTCTATAGCTGGAGTTGGAATTGAAACTGCAAAATTAGTAGAATTAGCATATAAAAAATATGGTGATGTATTATTTGATAAAACAAGAGAAGAATTAGAAGAATTAAAAATTGAAAAAGATGGTAAAAATATAAAAGCTTTTGGAAAAAAGTTTTTAGATGGATATTTTGGAGTGCAGGAATAAAAACCTGCACTTTTTATATTGATTATTAATTAAAAAGGAGAAAAAAATGAAATATAGTTATTTTGAAGCTAAAAAAAGAGAAATGAAATATATAGATATTTTTTCAAGAAGTCAAAATCACGTTTTTGAAGTAGAATTCAAAAATTTAAATGAAGAATTTAAAGGAATTGAAACAATAGAAAAAACTATAACTAATAAACAAACATTAATAAAAAATATA